ACATCGGAGGATACGCCTACATCCGAGGGAGCGCCTACATCGGAGAGAACGCCGACATCCGAGGGTACGCCGACATCCGAGGGAGCGCCGACATCGGAGGGTACGCCGACATCCGAGGGAGCGCCGACATCGGAGGATACGCCCACATCCGAGGGGACGCCGACATCCGAGGGAACGCCCACATCCGAGGGTACGCCTACATACGCCGACATCCGAGGGTACGCCGACATCGGAGGATACGCCCACATCCGAGGGGACGCCGACATAGCAACACTCTACTGGTCCCATGCATCGCTTCCTCAAATAGACGGCGAAGACAAAATTCATAGGGTTTTGCCTCAAGCATGGCAGCGCAAGTACTGGTCGGAGCGTTTGGGCATTGAATTGATAGGTTGTTACGACAAGATACTCCAAAATCTAAAGCCGCGATTGCCGGAGTTGCTTGGCCTCGATAAGTGGACGCCTACAGAACGCTGGATTTTAGAGAAGGCGAAGCACTGGCTCGACAAGCAGGAGGGGAAGGCGTGAGTGAGAAGGTGTTTGTATGATCCTGTCCCTCCTCATTATCGCCCTATCAACCTACATCCTAATCGACGCAGCGAGGCGATACCGTGCGCGTTAAGTCAGAAACAAAACTATACGGATTTAAGTGGTATCAGTACCGAGAAGACCATCCACGCACAGGTCAAGGGACGTTCGGCGAGGTCTACTACTACGAGATACCAGACGAAAAACTTGAGAAAGCATTATCGCTCGGAGGGGAACTAATAGATGCGACCTAGATTGATGAGCTATCAGCAAGCTGCAGAATATCTGGGTCTCAGTGTGTACACACTCCAGCATTGGGTGTGTCAAGGTCGACTCGCCTCGGTGAGGTTAGGCGCACGGGTCTTCTTCACCGAGGAAATTCTTAACGATTTTATCAATTCGAATATCAAGGAAGCAGTCCAGGAATAGGAGGAAATTATGGAGACACAAGAGACACGTGTACGGATGGGAGCAAAGCAAACGGCAAAAGGTACGATCCAACTCGACCTTACCGCTGAAGCGCCCGACGTCGCCACCGCAAAAGCTCTGTTGAGCACCGCTATTGACGAAATGCTCGACACTATCGCGGCGAAGGGTCTTGTGCCCGTACACAAGGCGTAGCAAGTAGGCAGAGGGAACGCCGAGAGTTGAAGGTACTTCCGGCGTTTCCTCTCAGAAACGACAGCCGGGGTGTGAACCTTACGGGTGCAACGCCCGCGCACTCCGGCGCCTTTTACCATCAAAGAGAGGAAACGATGGAGAACAAAGCATTGGCCGTTATTGAACGGCACGAAAAAGACGGCGCACTCGTATTTATGAACGAAGGCGACCTACAACCGCAAACCATGTTCAAAGCGGTTGTGACCAAAATACCAGTAGTACCTACGGATTTCCACGATAAGCCCATTAACGGCGAGATGTTGCCCAAAGCACATCACGTCCAGAAAATCGCGGACGCTGCCGGCGTATCACTCGAGACTATCAACACGGTCAAAAACGATACCTCGTGGACCGTGACCGCCCGCGCTTCAAGGCGTGGCCCCGATGGGCTTACAACCTCAGTCACCGCAAGCTACGACTACGACTGGGTAGAACGTGCGAAAGATGGTCCAAAGAAATTCGCGCTTCAAAGAGCAGAAACCGGTGCACACCTTCGAGCAATCAGAAAGATTCTCGGCCTACCTGTTGCATTTAACAGGGAGAACTTCCAGCGGGCCGTTGTGGTCTGTCGAATTGTTGTTGATACCGGCGAAATGCTCAAGGCACCGGAGACAAGGCAAGCCGCTCTCTCTATGGCTACTGGCGCGGTCGACACGGTGTTCGGACCCGAAAAGGATGTCACCCCACAGATAGAAGCTCCGGAAGTAGACGCCGAAGTTGTCACCGAAACTGTTCAGGACGTTGACGACTTCGCAACATTCGACGCAGAACCCGAAGACAATATCGACAACACACGGGCGCTGAGAATCCAGCTCGAAGAGTGGCTACTTGACCCGACAATCGCCAGGTCGAAAGACGCTGACAAGATGATACGTGACGTTCTCGGGAACGCTGACGCTACAGCCGAGGATATACAGGCCATGATTGACCGCTGTACCGCCTACGTCGCGAAGCACAAAGGGGGCGCGGCATGAAGCGTATAATCCATATATCGGACGTCCACTTCTCCAGAGAAAACCAACAGAAAGCAATCGACAGTCTCAAGAAAGCCATCGAGGTCGGCCAGGACATCAATGTCGATGCGTGGGTGTTTGCCGGGGACCTGTTTGACCGAGCGGTCCAGAATACCGCATCATCCGGCTTGCCTGACCTTATTTCGGTTCTCAAAGAAATGCTTGATGTAGCACCCATCATATCGGTCGAAGGTACAAAAACCCACGACATAGCGGGCTGTTATTACATATTTCAGGACATCGAAGCGGCTAACGACTTCTACAATATCGATCCGAGAACCCCAGTAGTCGTCAACGGCATCCTTTTTTTCGGTATTCCCGAGCCGGGGAAGGAATGGTTCCTCGCCGGTAATGAAGCGATGGGAGCCGATGAGGCTCGGGAGAAAATAGAAACGGGAATGCGAGAAATCCTCCTCGGGTTTGCGGCCAAGAGAAAGGAATTTCCCGACATCCCCGCAGTACTTATCGGACATCTTAACGTAGCAGGTGCGTCTATGTCCAACGGGCAGACGGTCATGCAGCGGGAGATCAAGGTCGGACGAGACGACCTCTCTATGGTTGGCGCTGACTATATCGCCCTCGGTCATATTCATTTACGGCAGCAAATCGGTGACTTGCCGGCATATTACGGCGGGTCGGCTTTCCCTGTCACATGGAGTGAGACTGACCAAAAAGGCTGTATCATTGCGTCCTTTGAGGGTGGCGAGCTTGCGGATGTCGAGTTCATCAACTACCCGCACCCACCGAGAAAAAAGATAGTCACAGATTGGACCGGTGCTGAGGAAGCCGAAAACGAGGACCCGGACGGATGCCAGGTATGGCAAGTCTACCGTGTAGCCCGGGAGAGACAGCACGAAATAGACCCCGACGCCATCCTTGAAAAAATGTATCAGTGGGGAGCTCTGCCAGGTTCCCGTGTAACCGTTGAGGTTATACCCACCGAGACCGTCAGAGCTGGCGAGATTCAAGAGGCAAAAAGCCTACCCGACAAGTTCGCTATCTACGCCGAAAACTCCGGCGACAAACTCACAAAGTCAATTATTGAAAAGGCCGAAACACTCGAAGCCGAAGCCAGAGAAGAGGGGCGTATAAGCGAGGGCGCACACATACGCATTGACTCGCTATCGCTCCGCGGTGCGATCGGACCGTGGAAGGGGCTAAACAAAGATGAAATATATCTGGATTTTAACAGCTATTCTCCTGGACTTATTGCTTTGTGTGGACCGAATGGTTCGAGCAAAACGACGCTCATTGAGAACATGCAACCATTCCCTACCATGCTTACTCGATCGGGCAAGCTCCAGGACCATTTTAGATTGCGTGACTCGTGGCGCGATTTACATTTTACGGATTGCAGGACAGGCAGCACATACCGCGCATACATCGAAATCGACGGTCAGAACGCATCCGGATCCTGCTCCTACCATTTATACCGCGACGGCCAGCCGATTGTAAACGGGAGGAAGACAGACTATGAGGAGAAAATCACCGAGCTATTTGGCTCTCTTGCGCTGTACTTGCGGTCTGCATTCGTTGCCCAAAAAGCCAACAAGCAAAATCCGGATTTGGCGGCAGCTACACAGGGCGAAAAGAAGACGCTATTTCGAGAGCTCGCCGGATTAGAATATCTGCAATTATACGCTGACACGGCCAAGGAACGTGCCAAGGCGTTAGAATCCGAGACCGAACGCGCCAAGGGACAGCTTGAAGCCCTGGACCCGACTATCGCAAAGCTCAAGGCATTACGTGACACCGACACCGAACTCTTGCACGCGGTAGCGGCAAAGACTCGGGAACTCAATAACCTTGAAGCACAGGACGCCGAGTTGAAAAACAAGGCCGCCGAACTCAAAGAGCGGGTAGACCGTAACCGCCATATAGACGCAGAACGGAAGCAGTTACGTAGCACTACGAGCAATAACACGCAACGCATAGAAGCAATCAACACCGAACGCGAGGAGTACACCGTCGCGGTTACGCGTCAAGGCGCAGCTGAATACAAGCTCAACGAATACGAGCAGCTACAAGAAAAAATCCGGGGGTTAGAAAGTGATAGAAACAATTTTACCGAACGCAGAAATGCGGAGCTTGAAAACTATGCCGCTGCCCGCGAGGTTGTGGAGGCCCAGGACAAAGAACTGGCGCAGAACTGCGAAAAGGTACGGGCGTCGATTGCGCAGAAACGCGAGGAAAAGGCACAGAAAGTCGCGAAAATCGACTATTTAGACGACCTTTTGACGCAACCGCTTGATACCACGTGCCCGACCTGCAAGCAGGAATTACCGCCAGAAACGGCGCGCAGATTAAAAAGCGAACGAGAGAAGACCGAGCTGACACTCAAGGCGTTGCAGGAAGCTGTACTCGAGATTGACCAGGACATCAACGACCTCGACAAAGCCTTGAATGAGCTGATTATACAGCGCAAGCGTTTGCCGTGGCCCGAAGCTCCCAAAGACGAGCCGTACAACGATACCATGCTTGTGTCACTACAAGCGCAAGCGACCGAATACAATCCGGAGCACTTGCGGGAAATCATCGAAAAGGCCAAAGCGGCCAGCGCGAGGATACAAACCCTTGAGGCTGAGAAGTCGTCGTTACTGAAACAAAACGCGGAGATTGACGCGAGGCTGGCTGACCTTGACGAGATATTCGACGAGAGCGCAGACGCCGAGTATCAACAGATAGTAGACCGGCTCGAGGAGCTACGCACCGAGTACGGATTGATAGGCCGCGAACGTGCAGCCAAGCAGGCAGAGTTGAAAGGCGTAGAACAGCGAATCGCCGAACTTGAAACCGAGATAGCGGAATTACACGAACTACAGGACGCAACCGAGGCGAAAATCAAAGACGCCGGCGAGTGGCGCTACCTTGAACGCGCTTGCGGGCCGAACGGCATACAGGCGCTTGAGCTTGACGCTTTGGCTCCGTCAATAGCAGAGGTAGCGAACAGGCTACTCTCAACCGCTTACAATTCCCGGTTCTCGATCGAGTTTCGCACCACACGCATAGCAGGCACAGGCTCGAAAACAAAGCAGGTGGAGGACTTTGAAATCATCATACACGATAGCGAGGACGGCAGCGAGCAGGCGCTTGATACGCTTTCGGGTGGCGAGGCGGTATGGGTAAAAAAGGCAATATACGACTCATTCGGAATCATCCGCGCACGTAACACCGGTACGCAGTTCTTGACAGTGTTCCTCGATGAATCAGACGGAGCACTCGACCCGGAAGCAAAAGCCCATTACTTCCGCATGATAGAAGCCGCTCACCAGGAAGCCGGCAGACACCACACCATATTGATTACGCACTCGGAGGACATACAAGAGATGATAGGGCAGCGAATTGTTATGAATGAGTTGAGTGAGGTCAAGCGGGAGGCGGTAGCGTGACCAAACTAGACCGCACGCTTGAGCTAATAGACCAGGCCCCTATCGTGCACTACGGGCCGACCGAGATTGATTTCGACATCAATTTCGGCGACCCGCGCCCGGTGTGGCAGAACATCGACACACGACGTTGGGCGGAATTCGGTAAGCGGGAAGTAAAGCAAATGGCGGACTTAACCCGCCGAGGATTTTATCGCAAAGAACAGAGCTTGTTTATAACCGAGAGAATTGTGCAGCTACGCAACGCCGGCATGTCATTTGTCAAGATAGGCGAAAAACTCGGGATAACCGGAAGCGCTGCATACGATAGATATCATGCGGCGGTTGATTAGTTGTTAACCCCATTTATATAGAGAAGCGGTAGAAGCGGTAGAGAGGCTTATGCAGGAACTTCTGGTGATTTGGTTAACCGGTGACGGCGTGGAAAGAATAGAGACACCACACGCGGGGACGGGTATTTACCAGCTAAACGGCAAACCTACCTACCGGGCCACCGGGGAATCAGGTGGCAATTATCGCGGGATAGTTCAGCGGTAGAACACCGGTCTCATAAGCCGGTTGTCGGTGGTTCGACTCCACCTCCCGCTAGAGGGCCAGCGGTTTTCGGTGATCTTGAGTTCCTCAGCCAAAAGACAGAGAACCGATGACGGCTCGGAAAGACGAGCACATTCGCCGGTGGCGGGAACGCGGTCCACTCCTACCGCTTGCCACTTCGCAGCAAAGTTGCTCGGGGAATCCGGTTCGATTCCGGATGGCCGGTTTATTTAAGCTGGGGGGGATATGACGGAAACTGACATAGCACATGCCATAGCAACGAACAAAATACACCGCTGGCATTTCACTAAGATGTTGGTCGTAAGGAATGTAACCTGGGGACTCGGCTTTCTCTATGAACTGGATCTTTTGGCAGTAAGCAAAACAGGCGTAGCCCATGAAATAGAAATCAAGGTCTCGAAATCGGACCTAAAGCGTGACCGTTTGAAACGTCATCGACACGATAGCCAAAGAATAAAATATCTGTGGTTTGCGGGACCGGTAGAAATGCGCGAGCCATTTCTTGAGTTAGTCCCGTCAAGAGCTGGGATAATACTCTATGATCCAAAAGCGACGAACCTAAAAGATGAGTTAGAGATTGCGCGGAAAGCCAAAAAGAACGCGTTGGCGCGGGACCTTACCGACGTTGAACAGTTTAAGTTGGCGAGGTTGGGAACCATGCGGTATTGGACGAGAACGGCGTAGGAGAAGGAATGCTTGAACTGAATGAAGTGTATCTAATGGATTGCATGGAAGGGATGCGGCAGATACCGGATGAAAGTATAGATTTGATTTTAACAGATCCGCCATACGGAATTGATTTTCTGTCCAACCGGACAGAAAATCACAAGAAAATAGCAAATGACGATTTTGAGACGTGGAAAAAAAATCTGCCTTTATGGATTGACGAATTTGCACGCGTGCTAACACTTTCCGGTTGTTGTTGTTGTTGTTGTTGTGGTGGTGGCAAAACTCCGGTCACAGCAATTTTTACGATGGAATTTGTCAAGAGGCTCAACCTGATACAGACGGTCATATGGGATAAAAAAACAATCGGTTTGGGGTGGAAGTATCGACCATCTTACGAAACCATTATAGTCGGGAGCAAAACAAAGACAGACTATAACTGGTTTACTAACCGCAAGACCATATCAAATATTGTGCGTATCGGGAATGTCATACCGCAAAAAGGCGAACACCCGACGGCTAAGCCTATCGAGCTGATGAAACACTTTATCGAACTACACACAGAACCCGGGATGGTTGTTCTTGACCCGTTTATGGGACATGGGACAACAGCAGTCGCGGCGATTGACTTGAACCGAAAGTATATTGGTTTTGAAATAGACCCCGACTATTACGCCGCGATGCAAGACCGAATCTATCACTTTACGCGGCAGACTACGTTGATATGAACTATATCGACTTATTTAGCGGAATAGGTGGTTTTGCCCTAGGTGCTTACTGGGCAGGGATGAAGTTTGAAAACCACTATTTCAGCGAGATCGACCCGTACTGTGTGGAGCTTTACCGAAAGCGATTTCCCGACGCGATACCGCTTGGCGATATAAAAGGAGTCACAATTGAAACATTGGCCTACGCCAGGCGCAAACATGCCTGGAGCCGGAAGAGACAACAAGAAGGTAAGAAACCTTTTAACGGGGAACCGGCACAGTTTTTACTTGAGTCAGGCCGTAGAGGCGGAGAGACAGAAACCAGGGATAGTGATTGGATTATCACCGGAGGTTTCCCCTGCCAGGACATTTCGATCGCCGGAAGGGGAGAAGGAATCACCGGGAGTCGGTCTGGTCTTTGGTTTGAAATGTGGCGAATTATTAGGGACTTACGACCACGATTCGCAATCATGGAAAACGTTGGAGCGATCACTTTTCGAGGACTTGACGTTGTGCTTGGTTCGCTTGCCGAGATCGGGTATGACGCGGAATGGCAGGATATACGAGCAGAGGACGTGGGTGCTCCGCACAGGAGAGAAAGGATCTGGATTGTTGCATACCCCAACGAACAAAGTAAATCAGAATGCGCCGAGTATGCGAAGCCGAGACAAGGGGAGTTGGTTCCCGACCCCATCAGCCCGGGATTGGAAATCGGGCAGTATGAATCAAATCGACAAAACGAGATCGCATCAACTCAACGACCATGTGAAGAAATGGCCAACGCCGCAAGCGCGCGACGGAGACCAGCGAGGGGCGCAAGCAAAACTGTATTTCAATTCGGCACGCAGCAACGATCTACCGGATGCGATAGCGGCTTTCCCGACACCAGTAGCATCCGGCAAACTCAACGGCGGAACGAGAGATTTCAACCACCTACAGAAAATGAAGGATGACGGGCGAGATAACCGAAGACAAACGCCGCTCAATGTCAGCGGGCAATGGTGGGCAGTTGAACCCACAATTCGTGGAGTGGCTGATGGGCTACCCGCCGAACTGGTCAAACATTGGCGCAAACATCACCTATTATATGAGGGACGATTGTCAAAAACGCAACCGAAACGTACTTTTTCGGCAGATAAAAACGTTGATATAGGGGGGGGGAATTCACACTTTAACATGTATAAAAAATTATACGGGGTGAACGATTGACTTACGCAGAGTATTTGCAGTCAACACACTGGAAACGTAGACGCAAGAGCGCAATAAAAAAGGCTGGTGGTCGATGTATTCTGTGCCGCCGCCACAGGCGCCTAAACGTACATCACAACTGCTACGCGAATCTTTGGAACGAGCCGGACATTGATTTGGTTGTGTTGTGCACTGATTGCCACAAGCGGCATCACCTAACAGAACCGCCCGACAGCGTAGCGACCGAGGAGGAAGCTAACACCGATTTTTGGCCAGTTGTAATGATGAATGATGGCCGGATGTTACGCGGGCCGAAAGCAGAGATTTACGCAAGGAGGTAATAGTGGGACGACCGATAAAAGAGGGCCTTAGTTATTTCCCGTTAGACACAGACATCGAGAGCAACCGCAAAATCCGTCTATTTCGGTCGGACTTGGCGAAGGACGACCGTCTCTCTGGTTTCGGTATTTTCGTGCTTGTGCTTGTGAGGATATACGGCGGCAAAGGGTACTATATTCTCTGGGATGAAGACCAAAAAAAGATGTTTTGCGATGAGCTTAACATTGAAATTAATGCAGTCAATAACGTCATTAATGCGTGCATTAATAGGGGGTTATTCAACAAAGAAAAGTATGAAAAATACCATGTTTTGACCAGCTCGGAAATACAGCAAAGATTCCTTGGTGCAGTTGGACGGCGTAAATGTATACATGTTGTTGACAATTACTGGATTAATGACGACACAAAACGCGTTATTGATAACATTAATGGGATTAATGCAGGCAAAAAGTACACAAAAGAAAAGAAAAGAAATTCTAACGGAATTAATGCATACAAAAACGCAGTAAATGTCGACATAAAAGATTCCTCCAAAATCTGTGATAACGGACATCGATACTTCGGAGACTTCTGTCCGGAGTGCAAGGAGGAGGACAACATTGAGTTCTGAATACGAGCAAAGAGCAGTCGAATCGGTACTCAAAGACAACGGCTCATATTTCTTGATGGGTCTTGAGCCAAGGGACTTCTCAGACCCATTTTACCGAACCGTGTATGCATCAATGTCCGAAATGCTTTCCAAGGGTCTGAATGTTGATCTGTTATCCCTACAGGCTCACAACCCAAACCTATCGGCTAGTCGATTGGCGTCTCTTGACCCCGTCACATCGGCAAACGCCGAATTTTTCGCAAACGAGCTCAAGTCAAAAACAAGGCGGCGCGAAGCGATACTGCTTTTCAAGGAGGGATTGAGACGAGTGCAAGAGGAGCGCGACGTGCTGGAAGTGATAGATTCCGTAAATGCTGAATTGCTCAAAATATCAGAACATCGAGATGTGGCCCTACAAAAGGCAGGTGATATGCTGATGCGATCGATGGAGCGCATAGAGCGTATACACAACAACGGCGGCGAAGACCTCGGCATATCCACCGGCTATAGCGATTTCGATCAGCTCACCGGTGGATTCCGACCAGGGGAGTTGATAATCCTTGCGGCTCGAACATCTATAGGCAAGACAACTCTCGCCCTAAACATAGCCGAACGCATGGCAGCAGACGGACGAGCGGTGGCCTTTTTCTCTGCGGAAATGTCAGAGGACGAGGTGATGGACAGGCTTATATCGAGCGCCGGTAGAATCAAACATGCCGAATTGCGTCAAGGCAACTACAAGCCAAGCATATTCGCCGGCATTCAGTCAGCGGCAGAAAAAATCTACGAAATGAATCTCTGGATAGACACAACACCCAATATCAAATTTTTCGACTTGCGTAATAAAGCGCGGCTGTTGCGTAACCGTGGCGTTGAGATAGTTTTTATCGACTATCTGACACTGATACGCCACGGCGACCACCGGACACCACGATGGGAGCGAGTAGGTGAGTTATCGCGCGAGCTCAAAAGTTTGGCCCGCGAGATTGAGGCTCCAGTGTTTGTGCTGTCGCAGCTCAATCGACAGGCCGAAGGGCAAAAACCAGCGCTTGCTGAGTTGAGGCAATCAGGGGAAGTAGAAGAGAATGCCGATATGATTATTTTAATGCATCGAGATCGGGAGGAGGGAGATACAACGTTGAATATAGCCAAGCATCGAAACGGGCCGACTGGAGTAGTTAATTTATTTCTTGTGCAAGAGCAGACGAGATTTGAGCAAAGAGTATACCGCGGGGGGAAAGATGATTGAAAAACCAGATTGGAACACAACAGGTTTTTGGACCAAAACAGAGAAAGCTGTCGACCAACTCATCGACGCAGTGAACGAGCAGGATAAACGGCTGGCAAAACTCGAACGCTACCGCGACCGAATGCTGACCAATGCGGCGAAGGACTATAACACCGAGCTGCACGATAACAGCGACGATGTTAGTGTGCATGGTGATGAGCTAAAGCCGTGTCCGTTTTGTGGAGATATACCAGAAATATATCATCAGAAAGACGGCCTGTACTGGTATGTCGAATGTGGTAACGATGAAGACCCCGAATACGGCTGTGGGTCGATGTCGCGTCAATATGATACTGAACTCGAAGTAATCGCCGCTTGGAACCGCCGAGCCGAACCACATCCCCCCGAACAGATAGACGACATCGAGGATATGCGGTGGTGTGCCGATTGTCGCAGATTTATGGCAGGAGAGCCAAAAGAAAGAGAGTGCTATGACTGGCATAAAACTCACTGGATCCCTGCCGAAGCAATCCGCGAATTACCGATTGTTAAGTGGTTGCAATCAGAAATAGTTCATCTTGCCGCCGAACGCGACAAGCTCAAGGAACGGATAGATATGGGGATCACATGGGCACACAATAGGCTTAACGACACGGCGAGAGATAAGCTAGTTGCCGCCCTATCACCAAGGGAGCGGGAAGAATGAACATACGAAAACGCGAACGTCCAGCAGATTGGCCCAAGAGTGGATTTTATTGGTTTCTGCACCACGATACCACAGTAGAGTGGACAGATGACATCGATGAGCGGTGGAATTACGTATGCGCCCATAAGCCGGCAGAGGAATTGGAACTTCGGCTGAGGGCGATGCGTCCGGTTAAGGGAAAGCTGCCGGAAATCTACATCGAAGCGCGGAAAGCCTGCGTCGAAGCGCGGAAAGCCGCCTACGAAGCGGGGAAAGCCTACGAAATGTGGAAAGCCGCGTACGAAGCGGGGAGAGCCTACATCAAAGCGGGGAGAGCCTACATCGAAGCGCGGAAAGCCTGCTACGAGGATATTGAAGCTCTTCGTATCAAAGAGTGCTCAGATGTCCCGTGGAATGGCAAGCATATAGTATTCCAAGCAACCTGAGTGATTTTCTGCATCTATGCGGTTACGAAATCAACGGGCATCTCGAAGTTGTTCCGGATGAGTTTAGCGAGGATAAATAAAGCACAGTATGTCCATGTTTTGTGGACTTGCTATACACCGTCTCCGTATGGAGCGGCAAACCAAGGCCGAAAGGCCGAACAAACATAGGAGGCTACTGTATAAAGATTTTTTCAGGCACATAGAAATGAGCCGGGGGTGTTCTCTCATAGGCCCCCGGTGGTTTAGTAACCTGGGAGGGGAACTACGAAAACTGAGGATTTTGTTGATCTATTCAACGACGAAACTTGCCTAAGAGAATATATCACACGACAAGCACGGCGTTTCTCGAAAAAACCGGAAATACAGGAAGAGTTGATCCAAGAAGCGTGGCTGTGGATCAGCACTGCTTCCCCTGATCTAGAAATCGAGGGATATAAAACCCTCGCTTATCGCGCCATGTGGTCAGAATACCGCCAAGGAAAGAAAGGTCGGTACACGCCGCAGGAGCTTCAAGCGTTACATGAAGCAAAAATTTACCGTCTATCAAACGCTCTCGCCCATGGCTACGGAAGCTTGTTTTAGTGGAGTAATTGGAGTTTTACCACTGGAGATATTGGAGAGGTGCAACAGTATTAATAGAGGGACGGAAAAATAATAAAAAAGCCCGGGGTGGCTAATTCTCCCCGCGCTCATCCTCCTGCGGCGGCCTACGGGCCGCCTTTTTTATGCCATTGGAGTAGAGCTTTGGACGAAACGCTAACAACTGCTGATATTCTCAAGTCGCTGAAGCCGCGGGAGCGAAGGTTCTGGTTCAAATATATCGAGTGCTTGAACGCCACCGAGGCATATCATCATATAAAGCCAGACGTAAAAGACAGCACTGCTAGGGTAAACGGCAGCCGCATGCTCGCAAACATAAAAAAAAAGTCGGCAACGAGCAGCTCCTCGAGGCGTTCAATCTGGGCATCGATCGCGTGTATTACGAGCTGGATCTCCGCCTCAAATCGATGGTCACGAAGTTCTTCCAGGCCGAATGTCTTGGTGACTTCGAGGACAACACGACGCGCATGCGAGCGACGGAGCTCCTCACAGACATCCACAAGCTCCGCACGCAAGCGATCGATGTCAACCATTCTGGCGACGTTGGCGTTGCTGTGTGCATTTACATTCCCGACAACGGCAGGGACCAAGTCGATGACGGAGATTAAGCCACAGCCTGGGCCGCAAGAGGCTTTTCTTGCAACGCCGGCGGATATCGGCATATATGGCGGAGCTGCATACGGCGGGAAAACCTACGCATTGTTGATGGAGCCACTACGGCATATTGGCGTGCAGGGATTCGGCGGGACCATTTTCAGGCGCACGAGCCCGCAGATTACGAATGAGGGCGGGTTATGGGATACCTCGAGCACGCTGTATCCCCACGCTGGCGGGACACCGACTTCGCACCCGATATACCGGTGGCGGTTTGGCACAACATCAAAAATTGAGTTTCATCATTTGCAGTACGACAAGAACATCCACGATTGGCAGGGCTCACAAATCCCTTTGATCGGATACGACGAGCTCACGCACTTCACCGAGAAGCAGTTCTTTTACCTGTTGTCTCGTAACCGCTCGATGTGCGGCATAGCTCCGTATATACGAGCCACGACAAACCCCGATCCGGATACATGGGTAAAAAAGTTTATTCGCTGGTGGCTCGATGAAGATGGCGAATATGCAGACCCCGCGAAAGCCGGTGTTTTGCGGTGGATGATTAGATCCAGCGACGATATCGAGTGGTTTGATACTAGGGCGGAGGCTATAGACTACGCTGGGGGAATAGGCAAACCTGAGCTACAGCCGAAGTCGGTAACGTTCATTCCCTCGAGTATCTATGACAATAAAATCGGGCTCGAAGCCGACCCCGGGTATCTCGCTAACTTGATGGCATTGCCACGGGTTGAACGGCTGCGATTGCTCAAAGGCAACTGGAAAGTAAGGGCGACGGCAGGGACGATATTTTCCCGCGACGATTTTGAGATTGTAGACGCCGCACCGGTTGCCGACCGAGAGTGCCGGTGCTGGGACCGCGCGGCGACTGAGCCGAATCCCGAAAACACAGACCCCGACTGGACCGCCGGCGTGAAGATGCAGCGCACAGGCGATACGTTTTTTATCACTGACGTATCACGCCTTCGCCGAAAACCGAATGCGGTTAAGAAGTCGATCAAAAACACCGCCAGTCGAGACGGTAGCGAATGCGTAGTCGTTCTTTTTCAGGACCCGGCCCAAGCAGGAAAGGTCGAGATACACGATTATTTGGTATTACTTGCAGGGTATTCGATCGAGACTACGAGGGAAACGGGTAAAAAGTATTTGCGCTGGCGGCCCCTTGCCGCACAGGCCCAAGCGGGAAATGTCAAGCTCGTTGAGGGGGATTGGAACGAACCCTTTATCAACGAACTTGAGAACCTGTCCGAAGACGATAGCGAATACGCGCACGATGACCAAGCAGACGCAGCAAGCGGAGCATTTAATTATTTGACAATGGCTCTTCAGTGGGTGCCAGTATGAATCCATTTAGGATTTTGATGAAAGCATTCAGCCGCATGGTGCACGCCTCGAGCAACGTGACTTGGTTTCTGCCTCGAACGCAGTTTGATTACAGCGCACAGATCGGAAAAATAACGGGTAGCTCCGTGGCGATGGCTGCGGTTATGTGGATCATGCGGAATTTCCCCGAAGCGCCGCTGATGCTTTTAGATACCGAGGACGAACCCGTCTACGATCACGCGATGCTCGACCTGTGGCGGCGCCCGAATCCGTATTACTCCGGGCTCGTGCTTGAGTCGGCTATGGCCGCTTCTTTCACGCTGGATGGAAACGCCTACGGGATAAAAGTCAGAGGGAGGCAGCTTGAAGTTAAAGAGCTTTGGTATGTGCCGCACTGGATGATCGACCCGATGCAGCGCACGGGTAGTGATAATTTTATCGACTACTACAAATATCAGGTCAACGGGAAAACCATAGAGCTGCTGCCCGAGGATGTGATCCATTTCCGCTTTGGGCTGGATCCGCACAACGTGCGCAAGGGGTTGTCACCGTTTAAAACCCTCATGCGCGAGATCTTCACCGACGACGAGGGCGCGAACTTCACGGCCTCGCTGCTGCGGAACTCCGGTATCCCGGGTGTCGTGATTAGTCCGGATTCGGATTCAGTTGTGGGTGATCAGCAGCTCACGGCGGTCAAGGAGTATATCAAGAGCCAGTTTGCAGGTGATAAACGTGGAGAGCCATTGGCGCTTAAAGCCAGAACCAAAGTCGAGCAGTTCGGTTTTTCGCCTCAGCAGCTCGATTTAAGCAAACTTCGGAGGATTCCCGAGGAGCGGGTATCAGCGTGTACCGGCATTCCCGCGGCGGTTATCGGTTTCGGGTCGGGATTGGAGAACACGAAAGTCGGCGCGACAATGCGCGAACTCCGAGAGCAAGCCTATGAGAATGGCATCATCCCGATGCAGCGATTCATGGGCGACGATATCGCGAGTCAGCTATTACCGGATTTCGAGGCCGATCCTAAAAAACTAAAGGTCGCCTGGGATTACTCGAGGGTTCGGGTGCTGCAAGAAGATGAGACCCAAAAAGCTGAACGAACGGCGACACTCTTTGAAAAGGGGTTGATTACCAGGGAGCATGGCAAGCGGTTACTCGGTATAGAGAGCACGCCATCCGACCAGGTCTACCGATATCCGTTTAATGTCGTACTCGTTTCCGAAAACGAGTCGACGATACCGACGCCTGAGCCTGAGCCTGAGCCTGAGCCTGAAGCGGAACCCGAGGACGACAAGAAGAGCATGAAGTCCGTTGTCCCGACAAAGAACGAAGGGTGGCAACAGCGGCTCGTGACACAGTTTATGAAGGACGAGGGTTACCTCGCAGAGGCATTCGAAAAAGAACTTAGGCCGCGATTTGATGCATACGGCAAACGAGCGGCGGAGTTATTTCTTGAAAGTCAAAAAGGCGCGGAAACGGAAACCAAGATCGATCTCGCGGACAAAGTGCTCATCGCTGCGGTTGAGCTGAAGCTGAAGCAGGAAACCGAGGTCGAGGTCTTACTCGGATACGGCGCACACTACCTCAAAACCGCAGCGCAGACTGTAACCACGATCAACGCGGTTATCGGATTAGGCGTTGATCTCACCGCGCCGATGGAAGTAACGGTCCTCGAGCGCAGTGGTAAGCGTATGGGGTTGATTGACCTCAGTGCCCAAACCAAAGAAGCGATGTTTAACGCCATCGCAGAGGCGCGGGAGTTGGGCGAGGGACCGCCGGCAGTAGCGGCACGAATAGAGAACCAAGTCGCCGCAGGACCGTGGAGAGATTCACGCACCCGGGCGCATGTAATAGCGCGAACAGAAACCAAATATGCGCAAAACGTCTCAACGCTTCAGGCGTACAAACAGAGCGACACCATAGGGGGTGTGCAGATCGCAGACGGACAGCTTGAGAACTCGTGCGAGTACTGCATATCGATTGACGGCTCGATTGTGTCTTTTGCCGATGCCGAAATACTGGCCGCCGAAGAGCACCCGAACGGGACGCGGTCGTTTACACCGGTATTTGGTACGCCCGAAACCGTACGCGTTGAATCACAAGAAACATTCGAGGCACGGGAGGGATAAGCCATGCTATATCGAAAAGCAATAACACTATCGGATCTGAAGTTCGATACAGAGGGCGAGGGAACGTTCACTGCGGTTTTTGCCACGCTGAACGTAGTTGACAATGACGGAGATATCACCATGCCCGGCGCCTTCGGAGAACAGTCGGTCAAAATATCGCAATACAATCACGGGTCGTGGGGCGACGGCGCCGAGGCGCTTCCGATCGGTGTCGGAAAAATTTTTGAGCAAGGTGACAACGCAATCGTGGCCGGAGAATTCGACATGGAAGACGCCGACGCGGTGAAGACATACAAAAAGCTGAAGTACCTGCACGAGAAGGGGCACACCCAAGAATGGTCCTATGCGCTGCCGGATGTTGACTACGAATTTCGTGAGGTCGATGGTCGGCGCGTACGAGCGCTCAAGCGGATTAGTGTGCCGGAAGTCTCGCCAGTCCTTATGGGCGCGGGAGTGAACACTCGGATGCTGAGTATCAAATCGGGTAAACCGTTCGCCGATCAGGTAGAGGATGTTCTTGCTGACATCCAAACTGTGATCGAACGAGCTACAGACATAAAGAAATTGAGAAAATCGAAGGGCAAAGCCATTGGCGAGGACACCGTCGAGAGGTTGCGCGGTCTTGCTGCCGCGTGTAAATCCGCAAGCGATGAACTGGCCGGGGTGCTGGATTCAAGTCATGGCGAGGATACAGCGGCTCAAGCAGAATATCTCAAGTTTCTGCAATTTACACAGACCCACTAGGGAGGGGAACAAATCATGCCTAGCACAAAATTAGTAGAAAAAAGAAACGAGCTCGACGCCAAGCGAAAAAAAATGGCCGAGATATTCAAGCAGGCCGGCGACGACATGGATATGTCCAAAGTCAAAGCAATCGAAGGCGACGCCAAATCCAAAGTCGAAGCTATCCGAAAAATGAACGATGAGCTCACCGACCTCGGCAAAGAGGTCGACGAATTGGTCTCACTTGAAGAGGTCGCGCGGTCGATCAAGGCAATGGGTAGCGAACCCATGCTTGAGGAACCGCAGATCGTACACCCGAAGGGAGGCAACGAAAGAAAATCGTTTGGAAAAATGTTCGCCGAATCCCGCGCCGTCAAAGAGTACAAGGGCGGACAGGGGCCTACGGCTACGCTGGATATCGGATACCCGGAGCTCAAGACCCTGTTCCAGACATCGGCAGGATGGGCTCCAGAAAGTACCCGCAGCGGTCGCCTGCTCGAATACGCACTTGAGCCTTTGCGGGTGATCGACTTGATTCCTGGTGGAACGATATCCCAGGACACGTATAAATACATGGAGGAGACGACCCTCACCAACAACGCAGCCGAAGTTGCCGAAGGTGGGACCTATGGCGAAGCGGCCCTCGCGCTGACCGAACGCTCGCAGGTAGTTGAAAAGGTCGGTGTATGGCTGCCCGTAACCGACGAGCAGATGGAGGACGTTGCAGGCATCGAGGCATACGTCAACTCACGGCTGATTATGATGCTCAAGCAGCGGCTTGACAGCCAACTCCTTACCGGTGACGGTTCGACTCCGAACCTGCTTGGTATCCTCAACAAGGGCAGCATACAGACGCAGGCCAAGGGCACCGACCCGGTACCAGATGCGATCTACAAGGCGATTACCAAAGTTCGGGTAACCGGCAAAGCCTTTGCTGATGGTGTAGTCCTGCACCCGAACGATTGGCAGGATATCCGGCTGTTGAGGACCTCTGACGGTATATATATCTGGGGTTCTCCGATGGACTCGGGGCCTGAAAGGATATGGGGACTTCCTGTGGCGCTAACCACGTTCGAGACTGAGAATACCGGCCTCGTTGGTGACTTCCGTGGACATAGCCTGTTCATGGTCAAAAGGGGCGTAGACGTGCAGGCGACCAACGCCCACAGCGATTATTTCATCAAGGGGAAGCAGGCCATCCGCGCCGATCTCAGGTGCGTATTGGTAGTTTTTCGTCCACAAGCTTTTTGCACCGTTACTAGTATTTAATTACTCGTTTCGAATCTTTCCGGCGGGCTAACTGCCCGCCGATGGAGGTAATTTATGCCATTTATCGAAGGCGAAAAACGCGCACCGTGGGTAAACGCGGGAGCGCCTGTTGATGGTACGAGCGGGACCTTTGCGGGTATTGCCCAAAAGGGCGATCTCTTGCTCGACTCCACCAACGGCAACGTCTATCAAAACACAAACACACAAGCCTCGCCTACCTGGACGCTGTTGTCCGGGACTACTGGACTTGGTTCATTGGGATCTCTGACAACCGACGACCAGGCGAGCGCAGTCGCGGCTATCAACGAGGTCGACGGTCACGCCGACACCGCACAGACGACCGCAGACGCAAAATACACAAAACCCGGCAGCGGCATCCCGTCAACGGATATGACTGCAGCCGTGCAAGCGAGTCTTGCGCTTGCCGATAGCGCATTGCAGCCGGGTGAAATCGCTTTAGTAGAAGCGACGCCGGTAAACGCGGTTGCTTCTCAGGGAACACTGACGATAAGCGGGGTGGTTATCGATGGCGAAACCGTCACCATCGGTGATGATGTCTACGAGTTTTGCGCCGATGCAGCGCAAAGCCTCACGGCGGGGTCTGACTTCGCAGCAGATATCGAGTCCAACACCACGAAATCACAGGGCACGTTGACTGTAGATACACAGCCGACCTCTGGCGACACGATGACGCTCGGTTCGAAGACATTCACATTCGTACCGGATGGGACCGAAAACGCCGACGGAGAAGTTAGTATCGGTACCGACCTCGCCACAGCACAGGCAAACATCGTAGCAGCCATCAACGGCATCGATGGCGTTAACACCGCACATACGCAGGTAAGCGCGGCGGCCTTTGCGACCAACGCGTCGGTGATCACAGCTTTGGTCGGAGGAACAGCCGGCGACAGCATTGCATCGACGGAAACTTTTACGGCTGGCACCAACGTGTTCGACGCCGCAACGCTCGGCACCACAACTGCCGGGGTAGATTGTACCGCAGCGAACGCCGTAACAGCTCTCGTGGCTTCGGTCACAGCCAATGACACATCAGGAGTCGGAGCCGCTGACGGAGCAGGAGACACCGTTGTCTTGACTGCCGACACGAAAGGCACGGCTGGCAACTCTATCGCCACCACGGAGACCATGGCAAACGGCGCATTCGACGCTGCGACGCTTGGGACCACAACCGCGGGCGTCGACGGAACAGTCGGGTCACAGTGGGATATGAAGGTCGACGCCAGCTATCTCTATATAGCGATAGCAGCCAATACCATCGCTGATGACAACTGGCGTAGGATCACACTCGGATCGGCGTACTAAATAGCAGGAGGGGACCATGGATAGGATGATAATTAAACGACGCCTAGCTCTCACCGAAGACAGAGAGCAGGTTGTCCCGTATGAAGCTCCCGAAGCCCGGTATCTATTTGCGATACTGGGCCAGGAGATTCCCGACGCTTTGGGCAAGAAATACGGCCTGGTTGATGGGGATATTCCCGGGGATGACGAAGAGCCGAAAGAACCTGAGGAAAAGAAAGCGCCAAAGCCACCCGACAAAAAGCGGGGAAAACCCCCTAACAAGGGCTTGAAAGATCCGCCCGAACCAAACATCAACCCCTCGGGCAGCGGGTTGACTATCACGAAAATCGAGGACATCGAGGAGGATTAAACCATGGCAAACGTAGACCTCACGGTTCAGAAAATGATACACGCCGGCGTAACTCCGTCTTATACTGGCAGCTTGAGCACGGGCAACACCTACAAGCTGCGAAACAACGGACGTCGCTTTGTGCATTTCAAGAAATCCGGGGCCGGAGCTTGCACCGTAACAATTGAAACACCGGGCTCGGTAGGCGGACTCGCTATCGCCGATCAGACGGTCAATGTACCGGCAACAACCGGCGATGTGATGATTGGCCCGTTTCCGCGTAACTTATACAACGACAGCTCTGGTGACGTGAATATCACGCTATCGGAAATAACGGGGCTCACGATCGCGGCTTTGGAGGTGTGATATGTCACTCGTAACCCTTGCGCAAATGCGCGAACACATCGAGACCGATCTCAGCGATACCGAACTTCAGCGCGTTATAGATGCAGCAGAACAGGAAATCGTTGATCATTTCGGCGCACACACGACTCAGACCGATGAGACCACGGAAAACCGGTTATCGACTCACCTGTTCTTGACCCGTCCCGCATCGTCGATAACGACCGTGACCGAGACCTTGATTGTTGATGGCGTGAGAACTGAGACAGTGCTTTCGTCCGACGATTACCGATTGAGCTCTGACGGATGGAGGATCCATCGGCTATCGGATGGCACAAACCCGCGTACGACCTGGGGCGATGAGGTCACAATTCAATTCACGCCATCGGACGAGACCGACAAACGCGAAGGCGTATTGATCCGGCTCGTTAAACTCGACGTGCAGTTTAACGGCCTCGACGCTGATAGGATAGGCGACTACAGCAGGCAGCAACAGAATTACATCAAAAATCGCAACGCCGCATTACAGAGTCTGTCGCGCCTGGGGCTTGCATAAATGAGCGCACGTTCACGCATGACAATGAGAGCTACTTTGGATCGCAACGCCGGCAGCGCCGACGCCTACGGTCACAAGGCCGTGAGCTGGTCAACGTTCGCGACAGTTGCGTGTTATGCGTGGGCTGGAACAGGTAGGGCGCGAAGAACGAGCCATGGCGACGAAATGACTGTTGTCACCGACTCGCCCGGGATGATCGTGCCTTCGGGTACGGATATCACCGAGGACGACCGGGTAAACGTGATCAAAGACCGTCGAGGCACAACGCTTTTCGGAACAATGTATATCGATGCGGTTTTGAAAAGGTCCGATCATTTGGAGGTGCGGCTCCGTGAATACGCTTAGTTGGAACGGCGACGACGTACTACGACACACGCTCGAAGCGACCAGGCGCGGCATTGACTTGACAATGGCCCACTGTGTTGCTGACGCGAAAGCCGATGCGCCGGTAAAAACTGCGACTTACCAAGGATCTATACAGCTACGGCCGGCAGTGATTACCGCTGGCGCCGTGTTTGGGTTGTGGGGATCGTTCGCCGTCAATTACGCGATCATCCTCGAGGAAGGAAGCAAGCCGCACGTGATACGACCTCGCAATAAAAAAGCGCTGTACTGGCCCGGTGCCAGTCACGCCGTTACAAAGGTTCAGCATCCGGGAACGAAGCCGCAAAAGATTTTACAGAAAGTAGCGGAGAAGAATTATCCGTTTCTCGTCAACAACATAAGGATGAACCTGTGACAGACGTACTCGCAGCGCTGATTACCTATCTACAAGCTGACACTGATGTCGCTACAGAAGTGGGGACACGTGTTTTCGGCGGGGAGTTGCCACGCGATGAAATAGACGACATGCCACGTAAAGCCGTGATCATACGGCTAAACGGTACGAAGCCGGGGAGGTCGATCGAGCCGTCTACGATGCGCTCGAGAGCCTATCCCGCGAAACCAGCAGCAACGTGTATCTACATAACGCGCTGGTAGATGGCGCGCCGAGAATGGTGCGCGACACCATCACCGGATGGCCGGCTCTCTTGAGACTCGGCACGGTGACCGCTGATGAGCGGTCAACAGCCTAAATAATCCCATAGGGAGGGGAACTATTATGTCAATGGAACATGACGAAATTGTAATCAGCGGAGCCACTATCTACCTGGCGCCCGCCGAAGAGACCGAGCCCGAAATCCAGGCAACACCGGCGGGCAACTGGGCGACGCTTGGCACGAGCGGCGCCGACAACCTCGGAGAAGAGGGAATCACAGTCGCACACGAGCAGACTCTAATGTTCAAGCGGACTCTCGGGTCCACTGGTCCGGTAAAGGTCGTGAGGACTGAGGAAGACCTGAAAATCTCTGGCGTTCTCGTGGACCTCACCGCCGAGGAGTACGCGAAGTTATTAAACGATGTAACTGCTTCCGACACCGCGCCTGACGCAGATACTGGCGGATATCGAACGATAACGCTTCGCCAGGGTCCGGCAGTCGACACTTTTGCGGTGCTCATTCGCGGTTCGTTCAGCGCCTACGGCGAGAGCTACAATAGCCAGTACTACGTGCCGATAGCGGTGCAGAGTGCGAGTCCGTCGCCGAAGTTTTCGAAAGGGGAATCGGCTGATCTCGCATTCGAATTTACCGCAATCGAGAACACCGACGCAGGGGACGACAAGGAAAGGTTTGGTTCCTTCAAGATGCAGGACGCAGCGCCTACGGGTTAATCCCAAATAGCAGGAGGGGAATATGGAACAGGAATACATTCTCGATATTAGTCTTGAGGCGCCGGAAAGGCAAAAACTTCGGATCGGCGGCGTAGTCTACGAGCTCGCCGTCGCCGACGATTTTACGCCAGGTGAGTTTATGTGGATTGCTGATGCGGCACGGAAAATCAGCGCACTGTTTAACGCCGACTATTCCGAGGCCGGCGCAGAGAAGCTGAAATCGCTTCTCGAGGCAGCGGTGTCTAAAATCATCGTCGACGTACCGCAAGAGATAGTTAGCAATATCCCAGCGGCGAAGCAGTTTAAGATTGTGCAGCTTTTCTCGGACGCCGTAGAGGCCGACGTGATAGGGGGAGGTCTACGGCAGGATTCGGAGAAATCCTCCCCCGGCTACAGCGCTTCTACGGAGGAACTGCTAACGACTGGCTCTGTACCAGAATCCGAGTAATTAAAGCCTACCTCGCACAGATACCAGCGATCATGGCCCGCGAGGCATTATACCAAGTCGAAGAAATTGCAATCGGAAACGGGCTCATGGAAAAAGAGCCGCAACAGCGGGTTTTGAGAGAGTGGCGACGCCTGGCAAATGAAAACGCACCAGGCGGTAAGAGACCGCGCGTCCAGGCAAACGTCAAAGACCCGAGGACGATGGAACGCATGGGGATCCAAGTAACGTGGTAATAGGACAGGAACAGACTCTCGGTGCCGCCGTACTCAAACTAGGCACTGACAATTCCGGGCTTATCGCTGGAATCGGCAAAGCAAAAACGGCGGCGGCGGGTTTACAGCTAAATTTTAACAAAGTCGCCGACAGTCTTACTCGTGTAGGCAAAAAACTCACCCATGGTCTTACGTTACCACTTATCGGGTTTGCCACTGCCGCAACCAAAATGTCGGGCGATTTCGAAGCGGCTCTCGCCAAAATTACCGGGCTCGTCGGTGTATCCCGCGACCAGGTCGGGGCCTGGCGCGATGATCTCCTGTCAATGTCCACTGCTCTCGGTCGAGGACCTAAAAAGCTCGCTGATGCAATGTTCTTTATCACGTCCGCTGGACTTCGCGGCGCCGTCGCAATGGACACGCTACGGGCTTCGACAAAGGCGAGCGTGGCTGGACTTGGAGAGATAGAGACCGTCGCTGATGCCGCGACCTCAGCGCTCAACGCCTATGGTTCGGAGAATATCTCAGCGAGCGAAGCCGTTGACGTGTTGGTCGCTACGGTTCGCGAAGGTAAGGCGGCGGCAGACGCAATCGCTGGATCTATCGGTCGAGTGATACCCCTGGCCTCTCAGATGGGGGTTTCGTTCAATCAGGTCGGCGGAGTAATAGCGGCCCTCACCCGTATCGGATTCTCTGCCGACGAATCCGTGACATCTCTACAGGCAGTTTTATCGGGACTCCTCAAACCCACCAAAGAAGCAGAGGACGCATTACGAGCCGCCGGACTCTCGGCAAGCGGACTACGCGCGGCGATACGCGAAAATGGGCTTCTCACCACACTCAACTCTATGTACAACGCCCTCGGGCGTGACGAGGCGAAACTTGCCCAGGTTATTCCGAACGTTCGTGCTCTCCGTGGCGCTCTCGGTCTATTAGGAGAAAACGCTGAGGAAGCCACAGAGATCATGGCCGAGATGGCTGATGTCACCGGAGATACCGACAAAGCGTTTTCGGAAATGACCGATACAATCAATCAAAAGTTTGCCAAAGCGATCGCTAGAATACAAACCGCGTTTATTCGAATTGGCGACGTTCTCAAGCCCGTGATTATTCCGATGATGGACAGATTGTCGGCCTCGATAGAGCGGATAGGTAAAAACTTTTCTCAGATGTCATCAGGTATGCAACATTTTTTTGTCGTAGCTGGGATGGCTGCGATCTCGCTTGGCCCGCTTATGTTGGCGTTTGGGCAAATAATAAAGCTGGTCCGCGGACTCGCTCTCGCTCTCAAATTTCTGGTTCTAAATCCGGTATTCGGAATTGCGGCGGTTGTCGCAGCGCTTGGTTTATTGATTGGCCAATATGTCCTTTGGAAAAAGCGACAAAATGAACTTACTCGGGTCCTGAACGCCAATAACGAGATCATGCGTTCGACGAAAATCCGAATCAACGAAATAACGACCGCCGAGGGCGAGCTCGCCGATGAACAACTGCGCCGATTAGAAATACTCCAAGCTACTCAGGAAGCCGAACTCATTTATTTACTAACTGTTCGTGAGCAGACAGAGCAGGCACTTCAAGGGCGCGGATACTTCGATACAAACTTGGGCAAATGGATTCGACCGTCGCAAGACCAGCTCGACGCATTCAAACAAGAGCTGGAAGTTTTAGACAAACAAATCGATACAACGGAATCCTCTCTCGATCTCATTGACGAGACTATCGCGGGTGTGAAGCGCACAACCAAGGCGACCGACGAGCAGAGCACGTCAGTCGACAACGCGAAAAAGACGTGGAAACAGTGGAACACCGAGACTCTACAATCCCTAAAAACACAATTCGCAGTGATAGACAAGACCGCAGCCCTCGAACGATTGGTCGGTAACACATATGACGTAAGGGCTGAAAAGATCGAAGTCGTACAGGACGCAATAAAAACACTTATGAATCTCACCGAGGATGAGGTTGATGAGGTCTACAGCGCACAAGACAAGAGCATAAGGGGTTTGCTGGAGTTGCTCGAAGTACTTAGAGTCCAGGGCGATGCCACAATCGAAACCTTCGAGGACTTGCGCAACCTTATGCCGATGCCGCAGAAGTCCGGATCGGCCGCCGGTGAATGGTTTACCCAAGGGCCAGCGGGCAAAGCGGGCGCACGCGGCGCTCCAATAGCACCGACGAGCTCGCCGGCGGATCTCTCGGGTTTCGCAGGACTCGGGCAAATGGGCTCTGCGCTTGCCGGTGGCGGTTCTGGAATCGGTATCGCCATTTCTGCGTTCACGGCGGCAGCCATGTCGATTCAAAACTTCGCCGCAGTAATGAATCCGATCAACACCATGCTTGAAGCAACTGTGCAGATTATAGGGCCGGGATTAAATGTGGCTCTTGAACCATTGGTCCGCCATATCCAGTTTTTCGGTCAATTAGTCGGGGGACTCATTGTCCCAGTATTGCAGGAACTCTGGCCCGTCTTCGATATTATCTCTGGTGTTCTCAGTTCTCTACTGATACCGCAGTTTCAGTTTTTGAGTGTGCCGCTCAGTGTATTTTCGGGGCTCTTGGAATTGCTCGAGCCAATTCTAAAAGCGGTAGCCGTTGCGTTAGAAGTACTTATGGCGCCGGTTAAATACATCGGCGATATCTTTGAGTGGCTTGGAAAGGGAATAAAAGCGTTCGGGGAACAATTATCGCTCATACTACAGGGCAAATTCAAGAAAGCCAAAGACGTCAGCGGACCAGGTGCATTTTCCTCTGATGCCTTTTCCGGACTCGCAGATCGTATCGCGGACATCTGGAACGCCGACTACGGCGCGACCGCATTTGAAAAAGAACAATTGAACTATCCACAATACGGTGGCATGGATGGACCCACCTTCGAGCAGCAACGCCCGATTACGGTTGATATCGACGTACACGACAACTCTATCTATGGCGAGGGTGCAAGAGAGCTCGCAATTATAATTCGCGACGAGTTCGAATCTCTGGGAGTATTGGGGCTATAAATGGCTACATGGGTTGTACAGGTAGATTTCGGGGCCGGTAATGTAACGCTCAATTACGTCCGGAACATCAAAAAGAAGCAAGTACTCCACAAAGAACTCCGGTCAACAATAAATTACTGCACCTTTGAGCTCCACGACAAAACACAGGCGAAATCGTTTATTGAAGCCGATGCCGACGAACTCTTACCGTGCACTATTACGAAGGACGCAGTGGCCTGGTTCACTGGCTACGCACGAGCGACTACAAAAACCGAAGTAAGCGCGGGGCTAGCCAAACACGTTGTTGAGGTCGTTGACTGCACTATCCTGCTAAAGAAAAAGATACTGCAAGCGCTTTCGTACACGTCTGACAAGGTATGTAACACTGCCGACAAGCCGAGCAGCATACTGCACCAGCTTTTTTACGAGGCCGGATTTTCTGACGGAACGCTTAGCCTGACCACGATCGACAAAACAATCGACGTATATACCGTCGAGCCCGAAGACAATACCACATATTGGGACGAGATATCAGATTGGCTGTTCGAGCACGGCTACTGCATGAACGTGACCGACGCCGGTATTGTCAACCTCATAGATTTGTTCCCTGCCGCGCCAAGCGGAACCACTATTGACGACGACGATATATTCCACGGCTTCAAGCCCGAAAAAAAAGAATGGAAGTACGAAGGGTGTCGGGTAACATGGCACCCTCATGAAACTCTTACGGGTGAGACGGTTTTTTCTGACTCCTCGGGTAGAAACGGTGATCATTCCTGCGAAGTCGTTATCGCTGATGCTGGGTATTATCCCCCGGATTCTGACACCGAGATCATTTACGCTGTCTATGAGATTGAGGATTGCGAGATCCTGTCGGTATCAAACGAGGTCTTGCAATGGGAATACATCGGCACCAACGTTTCGGTTGCAACTGAGAGCTACGGGTGCAAACGAGCTCAGATTTCTTTTACCTCAAGCGGTGGCGGGATACTGACGAAGTTCGATATCGTCGGCGACGCGATCGTTCGGAAACTCACTGATATAAGAAAATCTATTCGCAGGAACACAGTCGACACCGAAAAGCTAGCAGACATCAATACACGGTTTCTCACCGGTACGACTGAGGCTGACAGGCTTTCAAATGGCGTGGCCGATTACTACAAGTTCTCGAATATGTTCTACAAGTTCGAGACCGATATCGGGGTATCTCTCGGGGCTATTCATACATTGTCTGAGGCGGCTGTTCTCTCTTTGTCACAGACTGTGAGAATAAGAGAAGTTGAGGAAAACGAACTCGATGATCAAAAAGTTGTGGCCGAGGGCGTAGACGCCTACGCAGTAAATACCACGACTACGGATAATAAACTCACCGGCAAAGCCGGCACGTTTCAGCCACTTGTTTCCGCAGCTCTCGCCAGCGCCCCCTCCGACGAAGACCTGGTTGCCTACTACTCGTTAAACGAAACCGCAGACGATGCGTCAGGCAATGGGCATCATGGGACGTTTGATGGAGATACTCCTGCTTATGTATCTGGTGTGGTAGGTAAAGGGATAGACTACACTGGAATTGATGGAAGTATCGATCTTGGAATTTTTCTCACTGATAATACATTTTCTGTTAGTGTCTGGGCTTATGTATCATCGGCATCCAACTCAGAGCGTGTTCTATATCGTAATTGGGTAGGTTCGCCTACGGGGTGGATTATTTGGCAGACGGGGTCAAAGGCCATTCAGGGTGGATTATCAGTTAGTTCAAATCAGTATGGTATGATTTCTGAGGTTTTATCTGATGGCTGGCATCATGTCATCCTAAGTTATGATGATCCAATAATCAGTCTTTATGTTGATGGAATATTAGTTGATACAAAAAGTCTTGCTGGATGGACACAACCATCAGGCAAGAATACCTATATTAGCCGCATAGGAAATGCTTATCAAAACGCTATTGACGAAGTCCGTATCTACTCCAAAGCCTTAAACCAAGCCGAGGTATCCTACCTCTACCGCAACCCCGCCGGAATCCAAGCAACCCCACTCGCACCCGCTCCTCCTCCCGAACCTTCGGGCCTCGTCCTTTACTGGCCACTCGACGAAACCGAAGGCACAATCGCTCACGATATCTGTGGGAATTATGACGGGACAATTACTGTGGATTCCGGTGCCGGATGGGGCGACGGGAAAGTCGGAGGTGCTTTCAATTTTAACGAAGACATAATCGAAAGTGCAACCGCTGGCGCTGAACTTGACTCGGGGTCGTGGACGATTTCAGCATGGATAAAGGCCGACACTTTGCCGTCCGTTGTTGGAGGTGCGGGTTTTATTGTTTTGAAAAGCAACGCTTCCGCGTCTTTGTGGGACATTCTCTTGTATGTCAGTAGTTCCGATATTATTGCGGTCGGTCGATATAACTCCTCGGGCGTTCTTAAGGGGGCTAGTTCGGGGAACGTTATCGAGACGGGCAAGTACTATTGGGTTGCCGCCACGTGGAACGGGACTTGGCTCAGTATCTATGTTAACGGCCTTCTTGTCACACAAACTGATTATTCGGGCGAATCATGGCGGGATTCAGGGAACTATTTCAAAGTCGGCGCAACCGTCGCAGGCTCTGTTAATCACTTTGAGGGATCAATCGACGAGGTCCGAATGTGTGACGTTTGTCTTGATCCGGCTCAAATGCTTGCTCTTTACCAAAACCCGGCGATAGATTCCGGTGCTGTAATACATGGCGTAAGACTTGCAGAAAAGGCGGTTGACCATAGAAAAATAGATCCCTCAAGTTTTATGAAACTCAACAACGGCGAGGCAGACCTTGTTGGGCATTGGAGTTTAGACGGCTATTCCGACGATGAGGCGCTTACGATTCCAGACCATTCGGGGAATGGGCACGACGGAACATTGACGATAGGCTCAGGAGCCTTCGAGCCGGGGGCGGCGGGGAACGGTATCCATTGTGATGGATCTGCGACCTTTGTTGACATCGCAGATGACGCAGATTTTCGCCTCGGAACGGGCGATTTTACAATCGCATTGTGGATCAATAGCGACGACACCCCATCGGGAGTCGAATACGCTTTTTCTCTTAGAGGAAGCGCTGCATATACGGGGGTGTTTGTTCTGTGTCACACCGATGGGAAATGGTACGGGTATCTCGGTGATACTTCCTCTGCATGGAAAACGGTAGCAACGGAAAGCGCTCCCTCTACAGGCGCTTTCCATTTCCTTGTTTTCACGCGACAAAGCGGAACTCTTTTTCTGTATCTCGATGGCGAGCTCCAGGATTCAAACTCCGACGGGAGTTACTCTATTGACGGCGCAACTCTTGGTATCCACATTGGTAAAAATACTCAGGCAGACAATTATTATCTTGATGGCATAGTAGACGAACCTCGTTTTTATAGTCGCGCACTTTCTTTGTACGAAATTCTTTTTCTCTACTTCAGCCCCGCGGGAAATATCCCGCATATGCTGGGCGCGGACCGGATCGTTGCTCGAACAATCTCGGCGGCGAAAATTGTTGCTGCCGACATATTCCTTCAGCATGCGATTGGTTCTCAGCCGAACGAAACGCCATCCGTGGGAGATGTTAGAGGCTACTTTGAGCCTTCGCTTCCTGGTCTTAACTTTGATAGGTACGTAACAACCGACACATGGACCAATATCCTTTCTCTTTTTGAGGATGCAGACGCTGAGTTTATCAATGCATATCTATCGGGAGAAATCCAAGCAAATCAATCAGTTTACAGCCTACCCGGTGTTTTATGGCGAGACGTACCGAATCCGTTCAACTCATCAACAAACATTTACGCGACAGAGTACGGCAATAGTGTTTTTGTCATGGGCGGCGGGACCGGCGGGACCGGTGAAATGGCCCGGTCAACCGATGACGGCGAGACGTGGGGTTCTACGCTCTCGCACCCGTTCGGGAGCAATTCCATTATCGGGATAGCCTACGGTAATAGTGTATTTGTTGCCGTGGCGGCTGGCGGGTCGAACATTTCAAGGTCCACCGACTACGGCGCAACATGGAGCAGTTTACTCACAACCCCCTTCGGTGGGTCCGCAACTCAGTCTATAGCCTACGGTAATAGTGTATTTGTTGCCGGTACTGGTGACGGGAAAATTGCACGCTCTATCGACAACGGTGCTACCTGGGGTAGTACGATTACAAATCCTTTTGGTAGCTCTCACATACGTCAAATCGCCTATGGCGGCGGCGTATTTGTCGCCGTGGCTGATGGCGGGAAAATAGCAAGATCGACCGATGGCGGGGCATCGTGGGGGAGTTTGCTTACAACGCCATTCGGAACAAGCAATATATATGTTGTCGAATACGGCGATGGTGTTTTCCTCGCCGGCGCAGCCGGTGGTAAGGCCGCACGGTCCGTCGATGGCGGGGCCACCTGGGGCTCGTTGCTTACGTTGCCGTTCGGATCAAGTGACGTAGTCGGAAGCGGCTTTGGTGGACACGTTTTTCTTTTGGCTACCGGAGACAACAAGGTATCTACCTCGTCAGATTTTGGAGTTACGTGGGGCGATATTGCAACGTTCCCCCTTGATGGCAGTTATAACTTGTACGACATCAAATACTCCTCAGCCTCCCGCAAATTTGTGTCAGGGTGTGCGAACGGCTCTATCCTATTGTCAGATATAGCACAGGCTGGCGCGGGGCTGATTGAAAACGGGCTAACCTTAAACGGAACGTTTATCAAATTCTCGAATGGGATGATGTTTCAGTGGGGTGAGTTTTCTGTAAGTGCGGCGATCGGTACCTCGTTTATGGGTGGCTATCGATCCTCGGGGCAAAACGTTACGTTTTCCGAGGCCTTCTTGTCAATAAACTACGTGGGAATCTTTAACGTAGACAACGAAACCGCTTTCGGCGCTTATGTATCAAGCCGGGCTATAACATATATGACCGTGGTTTTTACTGCAATCTCGTCTCAGACATCCGCGACAAGGTCGGGCAAGTGGTTTGCATGGGGGAGGTGGAAATAGCATGACACAAGCAGAACGCGACAAAACCTTAATTGAACTCAAGCAGGCGATTCTCGGCAACGGCGTCAAGGGGCTGGCTGAACGGATGGAAGATCGAGAACTCTGGGAAAAAGAGCACGAGAGGAACCACCCCGGCCCGCGTCCCGATAGAAAAACGGTTGTTGGCATGGTCGCGGCAGGCGCAACGGTCTCCGGATCTGTTTTCGCCGGACTGACACTGTTATTCAAGGCTGTGGGGTGGATCTGATCCACTCTATAAGGGGGCACACTAAATGCTAATCGTGTTTGACCGCAAGGCCGAAAAACTCAGATGTTTTTTAGACGAGTCTCACAAGGATATTATATCCAAAGAGATTGACGCCGATTGCGTTGTCAGAAACGAGCTCAACGGCTGGCGCAAGAAACACAAGGCTCCGGACGTAGTGCGGGCAATGACGCACGACCCATACAACAAGCCGCCCGTGATGCCCCGGACATTCCCACCGGGTACGTGGACGGTGTATAAACCACGCAGGCGCACAGATCCGTATCTCGCGCCTTTTTTTATACCTACAGACGCTGAGCAATACCTTGAAATCTGGAGCCTGGAGAATGACGGATACCACCGGGCCACCGGTAGCAAGGTGCTCGATATAGGCTACGGATTGCATTACTCCACCAGCAAAACAACCGTTGGCTGTATACGCATCAAAAAGAAAAAAGACCTTCTTTGGCTCGTAAATGTTGTGCGCGAAGAAATGGAACAGGGGAGGCCAGTAACCATAGAAACATAGGGGGGACTATGGAATTCAAAATCGACGATCAAGTATGTGACATGCTCGACCTACCGGCAGCGGTAGCTCGGGCAAGGGCCGTACTTGAGGATTTGGACGATGGGCAATTGCTCACGACACAAGGGCTGGCGGCGCGAATCGACATGAAGTATTCGTCTTTCATGCTGCATGCATCGCACCCGGCGCTTGAGGACTACAAAGAGATTACAACGCTCGGCGGTACGCGAAAATCTGTATTCGGCAACCGGGCGACGATCGAGGCGTACAGGGGGCGACATGGCTAAAGGGGAATTGACAGTCGAAGACCTGCCGCGCAACGATACCAAAGACTTTCAGAACGAAATCACCGCGCTACAAAAGGCGCTCGTACAGCTTAAGGGAAAACGGCATTACGTTATACCTACGAAACAAAAAGGAAACGTCCTCCGGTTTGGGTTAATATCTGATACGCACGTGGGCAGCATGTATGAACGGACCGACGCATTACAGGCGTTCTACCAGACATTACTGGCCGAAGACATCGATATTTGTCTTGCAGCCGGCGACATCATAGACGGCTGCAAGATGTACCGGGGCCAGGAGTTTGAACTGTACGCCCACGGGTACGACAAGCAGGAGGAGGCTCTCCTCGAGCGCTGGCCGAAGACAAGCGTAAAAACCTACTTTATCACCGGCAATCATGACTACTCTTACACAAAACTTACTGGTATGCAAGTTGGCGAAAAGCTCGAAAAGGTGATGCACAATTCGGTTTTTGTAGGTACGGATTCGGCCACGGTCGAACTACAAACCGCAAGCGGCAAGCCGTACTATGTGGGTCTGTATCACCCCTCCTCCGGGGGCACGGCATACGCGATTAGCTACAAGAGCCAGAAACTGGCCGAGTCATTACCGGGCGGCAAAAAGCCGGACCTGTTAGCAATAGGGCACTTTCACAAGGCAGACCATATGCCGACGTATCGCAACATGCACATACTACAGGCCGGGACATTCCAGAGTCAAACGCCTTTCATGGCCGGGAAAGGAACGCCGGCGCATGTAGGTGGCTGGTTAATTGAGGTAGTACTGGGAGACCGTGCCGACCTTACAAGCAGGCTAAAGGCCGAGTTTATCGCGTTTTATGAACCAGAGGATCGGGCATAGAGAAATTGCGAGGATTGGAAGCGGATGAAACGGATAGCGTCAATCTTTCTCTTTATCCTCGTCGCGGCAATGGTATGGCCGGCAACTCAGGGGCTAGAGCTCGTTGCTTTCCCTCCCGAACCCGGAAGTGGGTACAGGATAACTGGAACGGTTGAGAGGCTGGACTACGATCCGATTTACGGTGCCTGGGCAGTTTTGCGCCTGCCCGATGATTGGTTGGTGCTGGTTTGGTTTGTTGATAGGCCAGGGGTCGAGGTAGGTGCGGTGATAGTTGTTTACGCCTTATATATGGGCAAATGGGAATACCCGACCGGTCCCGTGTCGATCTTTCGTTGTAGAACCTGGTCGGTAATATCAAGCGATTAGATGTGTGTTTTTCTACCACACTTAGTGCTAAGTGTTGTAGATATTGTCAAGCGATTAGAGGAGCGGTTATAGTGGGTAATTTTAGTACATGGCTCGGGAAAATGATAGGCAATTCGGGCGCGGAAATAGTCGAGTCAGTAGGCGCGACGGTAGACCGGTTTGTCAATACAGGCGAAGAGAAAGCACAGGCGGCGCTTGCTCTCAAGGAAATTGAGTTAAAATTCAAACAGCTATCAATGGAAGCCGACAACCGGCTTTTGAAAGACAGGCAAAGCGCACGCGAGATGTACATGCATGATAGCACTTTACAAAAAGTATTCGCTATCGTGTTTCTCGTAGGGTACCTAGGGATTTCTGTACTCATGGTGGTACTTGTGGTTCAATGGATAGGCGGCGCGTCGGCAGACGTTCCAGCCTGGGCGGTCTCGCTTATATCAACGGTATTCGGTGCGATGTCGGCAAAGGTCAACACGATCATCGATTTTCTATTCGGTGGCTCTCAAGGCGAACGGGACACGGCGAAGATACAAGCGGGATTCCAGCAGGCGGGTGACGGTCAGCAGGGTTAGCCTTTCGGCCTTCCCCGCTCAGTCCTGTACACTTCTTTAATTTTCTCAATATCCTCGTTAGTCAGTAGATAATCGCGCCCGACCTTCTCAATGCTAAGCCGGGCGCACCATCGGGATATTGACCGCCGAGTGACACCAAGTTCGGCGGATACTTGTTTGGAGGTTTTCATTTTTCAACCACAAACAGGGTTTTTTTACCGCCGATTGTGCATGAATACCAGCCATGTTCTTTCAGCATGGCCCGAGCTATCAGGTAAAGCATGTTACTGGTCAACGATGCGATATCGTCGGCATCGCTCATAGTGTACGTTTGCCCTGCGTCGTCTCTGATTTTTTGGGTTAGTTTCACGATTAGCCCCTCCAATTCTTGCGCTCGACAATCTCCAATTCGCCAATCTCATTGGTCACCAACAGACGCCGCGCATCCCACGACCAGACCTGTAGGGTACTCTCGGGCTCCTCGCCGCCGAATGTCGGCAGATCCGTACTCAACTGACCGTGTTGATCCTGTGTTCTGGGGTCGTTGCTCTCGATTGCTCTCAGTAGATCCTCTAATGATTTCATTTCTCTCTCCTGTTAGTTTTTGTATACGTAGCAGATTTCCAATCCGCCCCATGAGGGGTGGAGTTGTTTTGTGTCTATATTGTATTCGGTGCATGTCCATGATTTTCCGTGCGAGAGTCCCTGCTCCTCGGCAACCGATAATAATTCGATGTATCTGCCCGATTTTCCCTCGGTGGATCTTCGCCCGTTCGCGCCGTCGACCGATTCGGCAGTGGCAGCGTTGATAGTTTTGATGGCTCTCTCGATGGCGAAAATATCACTCTTGGAGCCCTTGCCAGAGATCACGCCGTCAACCAGTTCGACGACATATCCTCTGGGCATTTTGTCCATTAGCATCTCGACAGCATCGCCGGTGATTTCGTATTTTTTCAGGCATCCGTCATATCCTACAATGTTCATTGCCAATTCGTTTTTCATTTTGTTCTCCTTATCTCTAATATTCATATTAATAATATAGTCCCCGTGGGGACAAATGTCAATAGGTTGAGCGAAAAAAGTGCAGAAATTTCGCTCAATTACCTAAAATATTTCGTTTTATACCTTGGCTACGTCCTCGAAATGCTCAAGCTGGAATCCCGCTTGTATCTCGCCGAGTCTCAATCCCGTCGAAGCAGCAACCAGGTTGATTGTATAGTGTAGGTTGTTTTCGTGCCAATAGGCGCGGTAATTCTTATCGTCGAACAGGTCCGCGACCTCGGCCACGGTAAGCAGTACCCGGCGTTTCTTTGGTTCCGGAAGCCGGCGAACCGTCCGGGCCGGATTGCGCGTTATGAGCTCAAGCCGTTCGGCTTCGTTGAACATGACATTTAACGTCCGCAGACAGTGGTTGACCATCGAGGCGCTTTTGCCGTTTGCCAGCATATCAGAGACCCATGTTTCCACATCCTGCGGGCCGATCGCGTCAATCCGCATATTCTTAAAGTACGGTGTGATGTGAGTGACCAAGTACGCCCGCTGTGTATCCGCGTGGGAGTGCCCGACTTGCCCGCGCCGTGATTGGATGTACTTGCACTTGCCCCATATCCACCAGTCCGCGGCCCAGACGCCGAACCGATCGGCGGATCCGGGCGCTATCTCCCCTCTCTGCATCTTGAGCTTGACCCACCGTTCGGCGGCGGTCTTTGTCGTGTGCCCGGTAGACCTCCCAACACGCTTACCTTGCTTGTCATATGTGTAGACGTACCAGATTTTTTTACCTGACGGGTGAGTCCTGGGGTAGAGTTGGTATTCAGATTTCGCGCGTGGCATCAAATAACCTCAAATGTAGTGGACGGGTCTGGTTCCGGTTCCTTCCATATTTGATCCCAAAGATCGCACCCGCACAAAACAATAACGGTAAAAATAGCAAAAAAAACACCATTTTACTTGACACAAAAACGAACAGAGATTATTATATGGTATGCAGACACCAGAAAGACGAAAAAAGACCAGAGAGAAAACGGCCAGCATACCGACGCGGATTAGCACGCGTGACCGGCTACACGACTATATAGAACGCCAAAGCCCGCGACCGGTAATCGCTGACGTTACCGCTATCGCTCTCGATGAGTGGCTCGACAAGCAGGAGGGGGGAAATTGAAAACCTACAAAACGCAGAGTGAAATCGACAAAGCCTGCGACGCTTATGGCAATTTTTGTATCTCTGATGACGTGCGGATACTGTGCGACGCCTACATCGGAGGGAACGCCGACATCGGAGGATACGCCGACATCCGAGGGTACGCCTACATCGGAGGGTACGCCGACATCCGAGGGAGCGCCGACATCGGAGGATACGCCTACATCCGAGGGAGCGCCTACATCGGAGAGAACGCCGACATCCGAGGGTACGCCGACATCCGAGGGAGCGCCGACATCGGAGGGTACGCCGACATCC